TGTTTACATCTTGAAGATCTTTGACAAGATCTTTAACCTCATCAGTAAGTGCATTTGCTGCTTCTTGACTGTGTGCCATTTAAACCCCAGGAACTAAAGTGCAACTTTATCTATGTTATCAAACGATTCTTTGATTTCATCAACCTGTTGAGTCATACTAGATTCAGTCATGTCGATCAATGGTGGTCCTCCATTACCAAAACCACAACCTCTAGTCATATCGCGACGTAATCGTAGAAGATCACGCACACGACGCTTCATTCTAATGATTTCTTCTGTGCTGTAGAGATAGTCTTTCTGTAACGCTTTGCGTAACATTTTAATCTCTCTTGTTGGTGTCCACATACTAATAACGTGAGGGGATGTTAGTTTCTTGAATGAATTGAGGTTGACCCAAGTCAGCAGTGCCGTCAGAATTTCCTAGTAGAAATGCTCTGAGAGTCTTTGCTTTTTCCATATTACTACGGTAGTAAGCAATGGTCTCTTCAATCTCTGCTAGAATCTCTTCATAACACTGACGAGCAGATGTCTTGTCACATGTGAGATAGTCAGCAACAGCATTAGCAAGACGTTCACGACGCTGCTTACTATACTCTGCTGCCCAGTATTCTTTGGTTTGCATTAGTTAAACTCTTGGTTACGACGGGTGTCTAGGTATGAAATGATCTCTGAACGCCATTCCATTAGTTCATTAAAGCACTCTTGATTGTGAGCACAGTTTCTTAGTTTAGGGTCAGGTTTCAATACGCTCTCATAAAAAAGTCCAAGTGCATCTTTACGTTTTTGATACTTGTTGGTGTCCATGTTATCCTAGCAGTGACAGGTCAGTTTACCACGTATGGTCAGGAAATGCAAACACGTTGCACTCCCGTTATAATTATGCGACCACACTGGTGGCAGGCATACCGTCAACGAATACTGTGTTGACAATTGCTTGGAGTCTCTTGATAGTAGGGGCACCATAGTTTTTGAACACGGGCACTGTCACATAACCAGTAGACTTGCGATACATTGCAACATCACCAGCAGTAATCTTGCCGTTAGCAATATCAGCAGTGTCCTCACGATTCATACGAATCACACGACCAATAGTTTGTGCCATCTCAATGACATCAAGTTGACGCAACATCACAGTGTGAGTGAGACCATGAACATTGATACCTTCAGACAGGATGCTATAGTGGAAGATGATAAACTTCTTGTTAGGGTCTTTGCCCCATGCATCGAAGGTGTTGAAGAACTCCTGACGATTGACTTTGGTCTTGTTCACATAAGCACCATACTTGCTGGTGATATGCAGCACATCGTAACCACGCTCACGTAATTGATGCATAATATCAGTCTTGAATAACATAGCACCCATGATCTTGCTCGCAGGAGACGCTACAAGGACCTTAGAGGCGCTTGCAGCATCAAGCGAGTCTACCACACCCAGAAGCATGTCACGATCGTTCACAGCAGCATCTGCACCCTTCTGACGAGCATAGTCTACTTCAAAGGGAAGAATTGTAGGAGGAAGAATGCTGCCACCTGCAATTAATTCAGGAGCAGGAACATTCTCAAGAACAGAACCATAGATCTCACCATTGTTCATGCCACGGTTAGTGCGACGTGTATGCTTAGGTGTGGCAGTGAAGAAATAAGATGCATCAGCACTTAGACTAGCAGCAGCAACACCAACAAAATGATTACGCTGCACAGCATTATGCGCTTCATCAAAATAACAGCAATTGATGTCGATACCAGCATCAATGATACGTCCAAGTGAATGATATGTGGTGAAGATGATTACATGCTCACCAACATGGTGACACATGCGAGTGAACAAGTCAATGCGATCAGACTTAGTAGTGCTGAAATGCTTTGTTTCACCACTATGAACGTGGAGAACATTAGCATTGGTGATAAACTCAAGGTATTCAGAAGATAGTTGAGTTGCTAGCATGATGCGAGGAGCAACAACAACAATAGTCTGCGGAGTCTCTGCGGAACAGAGACGCCTCACTACATCCATGATAGCAATAAGAGTCTTGCCGCCGCCAGTAGGCACGATGATCTGACCCTTGCTAGCATTCTCCATGGCATCGAGAGCGCGTTGCTGATGGGGACGGAGTTGCATCGGGTCTGTCTTGCGTTGATGCTATTATTATAGAGCATCAGACCGCGCTGGTCAAGACGTTGTGACAGTTTACAGACTGATTATGGGCGGAAGGACTGGAAGTTCTTTGCTTCTCTCTTGTATACTAGCACATCTTCGAGCGCACCAGTATCACTGAATACAAATGAGAAGTCAATCTCTTGATCAGTATGATCAATTAGTGTGCGAATCCATGCCGCATCATCCGCACTAATCATCTCATATGTCTGCTCAATACGATCAATCCAATTCTCTCTAATATTAGACTTGGGTTGTTTCTTCTTGTTCCATTGTAGCGAGGCAATCTGCTTCTCTGCTGCATTTGCAGGAAATGCATACACTCTATTGGTGTAATCACGACGCAAGTGAACAACAATATCACGATTTAGTTTGTTATGCTCAAACCATACTTGGTGCTGTTGGTGTGATATTCTCTCAATAAAACTATACAGTGTAGAATTCTGTAGAAGTTTTGTAATACGCTGAGGTGTATGTGACATTCCAATAGTATTACCATCAGCATCAAATTTAAACTTGCCGATTCTAATTTGGTTGGGTCCAATCCTCTCGAAGAGGTTCAGCATCCTCTCTCTAATACCTTCAATTGGATCTAACTCAAGAGATAACTGATACCACTCTTTTCTATCCATCAGATATTCTACTGACATATCAGTAGTTGCTTCTATCTGCTCAATCTCTTCATTGTAGTAGATCTCAATAAATTTAGTTGTAGACTTCGGGACAAAATAGTCAGGATCAATAAAAGTAAATCCTAGGACTTTTTGTAATTTATCAATTTGTGCATTTGTGAAGATTTCTGGATATTGACTATCCACCAGAGATGTGCATTGTGGCCACATCACTGCATGATTGTGCAGCAGTGACTTATCACTCAAGCGATATACTTTTGATACGTCAAGTTCTGCTGCAAACATTATTCGTTATCCGCTAGTAGTTGACCTTGAGGACTGTAGACAGCATAGAAGATATAATCTTCTGGTCTGGTGCATGATGCCTGACTTACTGGGAATAGATCCTCACACCATTCCATTGCCTCTGTTACATTATCACAGATGATAAATGTATACTCAGACTCATGAAGAGCACCAAAAATATCAACTGGTAGTCTGCTTCGATACAGTTCATACGATGCATTGATTGCATCAACATCACTGCTGCTGTTCCAACCAGTAGAACGCAGGAAGATAACAGTTTTCTCTTGACGCTTAGCAGACTCTTCAATAAAGTCTTGCAAGTAATCAATAGTGTAGTTTGCGTGTAGCTCCATTTAACTTCCAGGCGATTGTAACTCTTAATGAATTGAATGTTCTAGAGACTTCTTCTGCATAGTGTGTCATACGTCCATTGAAGAATACTGCTTTATTAGGTGCAGGTTCAGCATATGTCCATTTACCATCACTACCTTGGAATGCAGTCTTACCACCCCAGGTGTGTTCCCACATATGATTTGCATACAATAGGAACGTTCTACAATCATCATAATGACCATCAGTGTGAGGCATTGCCTTATCACCATATACATGTCCATTTGCATAGACACGTTCTAACTCTAGGTCAGGTTCATTGGTCACGTCTCTAATGATATTTAGGAGATAGTCATTATAAAATTGTTCATTGTCTAGTTTCATCTCCCAGAATGGGATGTCATGATTTTTTGATACTGATGCATGACCATAACTCCACTGTGGTCTTGCCATGTCTTCTATAATTTGAGCGAAGTCATATTCGCCAAAGATTTGATCATAGGTTTCCATATTCTCTGATAAAATTAGTTCTTACTTGTTCAAATGGCACAAGAACTTCTTGTGGTGCATCAGGAAACTCTTTTAATAGTTTCTCAATACTTTTACCAAAGTTGAGAATCTGATGACGCATAAAGAAGTCTTCGATAAGACTAGTTGCCCACATGAGTGCAACACGACGCTTACCAGATGTGACAGGTGCAACATAATGCATGTATCCTGTAGGATACACTAATGCTGTGCCTGCTTTCTGTTTGAATTTGAATGGCATGTCACCATCAGTAATCACTAGTTCCCCACCCTCATATTCATCAGGGTCATTGAGAAACAATGTGATACTATGATGTGCTTTTAGTCCTTGAACAGTAATATTGTCAATGTGTGGATTATACTTTCCACCCTCACGATACTCTGTCAATTGAGGAACTGTCATCTCTTTCACAACGAAAGTAGATCTGAATGCAGTAGCATCATTGATACCCTGCTGAATCAGTTCTAAACTCTTTCTAAACTGTGATGTATGCTGAGACATGACGAAGTTATCCTTCACCGATGTATCTACATTATTTTCATCACGTTGTGAAACGGTTCCTTGTGTAAACTCTGCCTTGTCGAATAAAGAATTGATGTGGGTCAGTTGTTGTTCATTAAGAATATCACATTCATAAAACATAGTTAGTCGTCCAGAATAAATTGACTGCTGTCGAAATCGGGGTAGATTGATTCTACTTGCATTAGTTTGATGATGTCAAGAACTTCTTGCTTGACTCTCTTACTTCCAGATGCTCTCTGCTTAGCATACATGAGTCTGTTAATCATTCTGCTATCAAGGAAGTCAGATGATGCATCATCATCATAGTTTGTCCACTGATCAGAATCATCGGGATCCATGAATGCTGGTGGATTTTCTACACCATCATATAGTTTTCTATAGTTCTTAGGATCAATAGGATAAACCTGATTGTATAGAATTTGAGCAAACTCTAGTTTGTCACCATATTGTTCTGGTGTAGGAATAGCAATAGATCTAATCTTTGATCTCCATGCAATCCACATTGCTTTCTCACCTTCATAACTATCATCAACATCAGGAAGCACACGCCAATCACTAGCAGATAGCATCAGTTGCTTCTCTCTAGTTCTCTTGATCCACTTAGATTCAAAGAAGTTGATCTCTTTGTCTAGTGCTTCAGTATTTTTAAGTGCAACATCAGTCTTACGTTTAGCAGCAACAGCAAACAATGCCAGTGCTGTGTTATACACTTGAGTTGCTTGTTCTTGACTGCTACTCTTGAATTGATACTCTTGCCAATATAGAGACTCAGACTTGAAGTCATACTTCTGTCTCTTACGTTGCGCCATGTAGGTGCCATCATTATAGAAACTAAAGAAATCAAGAGTATCTTCTTCAGTATGCCAGAAACTTCCGATCAACTCAAGAAATTTAGTCTTGAGTTCCTCTTCAAACTCCTGTGTCTGTAGTGATGCTGTGTTGAAATCCGACAACAAAGTAGCACTGTTAGGTGCTTGCAGGATCGTATTGTTGATAAGATCCAACTGCAGTAGTGGTTTCCTTATGATTGGTGTGCTTGAGGTCATGCTAGTGCCGTCTTGATATACCATCCCGTCAAGATATATTTATCTCCGTTGAACAGTGTGTTTCCTTTGTGGACATGTGTCATACCTGCAGGAAAGTATACAACTGTTCCTTTTGTAGGACGAATTCTTCTTTTTTGATACAAGAACTCTGTCTCACCACCATCACCATCTTCAACATCATTAAGATAAATCATCCAGGTAACTTCTCTCTGTGCATGTGATGCAGCAGAGTTTTCATAATGCCATTGATGATATCCACCTTGAGGTAATGTCTTCTGCATCTTAACATCAGCAGAAATCATAGGAACATTCTTTAGTTGTCCAAACTCTGCCATGTAATGAACCATACATGACTTCAGGAATTGATTAACCTGATATGTCATGCCTTGGTTAACATAGTTAGCAAGAACAGATTGATCCTTTCTTGTCATGTTGCTACCATACTGAGTAGCACCATTCATATAGTGATCATCAAAGTTTTCCTGCTGATCCTGTGTATCACCAAAAGAGAAATCTTCTGGTCCAACAAATGAACCACGCTTGTTCAATAGATTTTCAAACCAACCAATACATTGATCACAAAATGGAGCAGGGACAAAGTTTTCCCATACTCCAATAAACTCAGTAAAATCTGACTTGGTGATGTTTGGATCTTGCATCAACTCAAGTGGTCTCCATTGTTGGACCTTGCCAACAGTGGGATCCGCATTATGTGCGACTGCCATATTCTAAATTAGTATGCCTTAATTATATATTTAACTTTATGGAATGGTGCAATGATAGGAACCTTGCGCTGTGGATTCATAGCAGCAGTAGGAATTGGTTTGCTGGTATTGTTCCATGAGAATGTTGCTGGATTGAGCTCAATATCAACACCTGCTCCACCATCTGTCGATGCATTCTGAGTAAACTTAAGTGCGAATGTAGAGTTGAATGTTGCTAGTCCTTGTCTGAATGCAGTAGCGTCTGAGTTGACGTTACCATAACTAAAGTCAGTTTGTGGATTAGTAACAGGATCAGTTCCTAGTAAGTGAGAGTGATTTAGTGTGCCAGTGTAGATAGACAGATAGTTATCTATTCTAGCACGAGTTTCATTTGTGTCAATAACTCCACAGTCACCATTATTTGGATTACCATTTTTAGTGAAGTAGTCATCACTTAGACCACTAATCTCCGAGAATGGTGAACCCCAGTAGTTACCAAATGCTACACTACTGCTACCTACACCAGGCAACAGATCTAAAAGTGATCCTCTGCCAGAGTTTTCAACTTCTGAATTAAACTGACCAAAGTTCCAGAATCCTGCATCTTCCCAGTAACCATCATCAACAGCATCTGTATCACTATCAGGTCTTCCACTCCAGTTTTGTGTCCCAGTAGCAGATGTGCCATAGTATGCTCTAGTGCCCCATGGAATGAGTGGATCACCATCATCACTATCAATTTGTCCACTAATCAATTCATGTTCATGCTGTGGAGGACGAACAGAAACATCACTAACAGGACCAATGTTAGCAACAACTTCACCAGTGACAGTGAATTCAACATCTGCCTCTAGTTCTTCAGTTCCAAATGTTCTTGGAGTTCCTAGTGTAAAGTATTCTGATTCTATACCATCACTAGATCCAGCAGGTGCAACAACTTGTTCTAGTGGATCTGGACCAGCAACATCAACATCATCAACATACCAGTAACCACCAGTTGATCCAGTCAGTTCAAATGAACCACCAGCACTTGTTACAGGAACAAAAGAAGATGATCCTCTATTAGAGTCAACGATACCAGCACCTACCATTCTAACATTACGATAGTCTGGAACATTGAAGTTTCCAGTGTAGGATTTAGTTGCAGGAATATATGCAGCATTGCCACCATATGTGTTACCAATTGCTTCCCACAACCAAGGATAATCTGCTGCAGCAAAGGTTGCTCCATCACATGGTAAGAATCCTGGATATCTTTCTTCAATATCACCATAACCAAAGTTACCATCATTTAGTGGTGTTTCTTTAGTGATGGGAACAACAGTTCCAATAGAGTAACCATCAAACTTAGGTGCTCTATAGTAATCTCTAGCATTGTTAGGATCTTCGCCTGCTGCTGCCCATGCTGTATCATCAAAATATGCATTCTTCTCAGAATACCACACACCAAGATATGCAGGAGGGATAGGTTTAACAGCATAGTTGATAGATCTCAACTGAAATGGAGATGCATCACCAAATGTGATCACTGTCTGACCATAATTGGAGAGTCCTTGAACAGGATCAAGATCTGCATTTCCAGGTTGTTGCATAATAATGGTAATGAATACAGGATCACCACCAGGATCAGGATTAACTGTTCGTGGTCCTACAGTTGCTGAATCACCATTGATTGAGAATAGAACATCACCAATGTTCTCATTGGTAGCAAAGTTAAATTCATTAAATGATTCAGGATTTGTTGCACTAATAGTGATTGGTAGATTGAAGTCAGTCAATCCAATAGGACCAATGATACTAGCACCACCAGGAGTTCTATTGATAACTTGGTTGATAGGTGTGAATGCTGGAATAGTATCTGGACCAGTCCAGTTTGCTACAGTCCATGTCTGAATAAATCTGTTTCCTACGTTAATACCAACAGTAACAACACCTTGACCAGGAATTACAGGGTTAGTGATATCTGTAGAGTTATCAACAACCAGTTCGATAGTATCACCATTCTGAACTGTGACATTGTTGATGAGACCAGAAGAACCACCATTAATACTAATCTTAGGAACAATATTAGTATCAGCAGGTCTGACTGTAACAAGATCGGAAGAGCGTCGTGTAGGGAAAGAGTGTAGATCTCGGTGGTCGCCGTATCATTA